CATAAATTGAGCACAAATAAAAACCTTACTTAAAAGGGGATCTCAGCCTCTCCGCTAAGATCAAAATTTATACTATAATTAATTTTAGCAGAGAAGCCTCACGCAGTACGAATACTACGTAGTCAAGGGCTCTCTTGACTGTTTAAGATGATGGGGTCTCCATCTCGACATAACATCGAGGTGGACCTACGTAGAAAAAACAATTAAAGTCTTCTCCGGCACAAACAAACGTCGACATTGAATGGACTGTCGTGTTGTCTACCATCCCTTCATAGGAAAATTCCACTGAAGGTTGCGAATTGCCAATTAAGGCAAATCTAGTCGCCCGTCTTCCACTAGTAAAACGTAGTGGGCTATAATAAGGAACTTCGGCTCCTACTAGGGCATTTATAGCTGTATGTTGAAACACGGAACCAGCAGTTCCCGTGTGTGATTTGCAAAACTCGTTAATAAGAGCTTTCTTGGCTGGCGTATTAAGAGGAAAAGGAGTTTTCACTACAGTATCCTCAGGTATTTTATCTCCTCCTCGAGTTATACCAATAACGCCCTCAGGTTCTCCATTATACAAAACCAACCACCGTGTGGAACCACGCCATCCTGCAAATGCTCTAGTAACATAAGTTAAAAGAGTCATATGAGCGTAGGCATAATTTCCATCGGTAAGCGGTTCCGTAACTGAAGACCCTGCGGCGTAGTTAGTATATCCCGGTGAAAATGGTAACATAGGTCGTACATACTTAAAAGCATTATACTGACCCGTTGTACCATCTACGAATGGAATAAACTCGTGTTGATTGTAACGTTTCAACATCTGCCGAAAACTACGGAGTGATTCACCGAAAAACACAAAATTTGTATAATCAGTTTTCTCTATAGTATTGGCAATAGTATCAATCGTAGGCGACTCATCAGAAACTGCAATTTGCTGTTCTTCTGATTGAGGCTCAATCAAAGAGGGAGGAGAACTACCTTCTTCTAACCATCGAATAGAGGAAAGATTCGTAATTGGGACAGCGACTTCAAAATCATCACAAGCTCTAACGAACACATTAACTTCAATATTAGTCACTGTGGATGGTGATGTAAGTTCATTCAGTACTTCTACCGAAATCACACCATTTCCACGACCTGAAGTCGAAGAATAAGTTAGTGCTGTAGTGTTAGATTGATCAGTGTTGGCAGAATTAAGGGCTATACAACGTGCATATGACGTCGTTTGACCCCATCCTACTTTGATCGTAAAATCTGTTGTGTTACTAATATCAATAATGTTGGTGTATTGAACGTTTTCCTCTCCAGGATTATATTCAACCGGGTCATAAGTAACCCTCAACCTACCTTTATGATAATTAGAACAGACTACTTGAAATCTATATTCCATGGAACCTCTCCAATACGCAAATGGATGTGAAGCAAAACACGCTGCAGTCATGAAAATCTCATCTCCGGATTTCCGATGCAAACCAGGATCAACAACGCAATTCCACAATAATGTGTTAGAGGCTGCTATTCCTGTCCAGGGAAAAGTAGTATAGTAAGATTGTTTCTTAGCGATATATGTAATATCAAGCTCGTCTTGCGAATCTAAACCTACTGTCCTAGGATCTATAGTCAATTCCTGTTTACTATCTACAGACAATTTAACTACATCGTCTTCACCATCGGTAACTGCAAAATCACCCTTTATATGCGGCTTAAATGACATCTTCGTTTGTAAATTCACCGGCCGTGAATACCCAAACAAAGTTGCCATATGACCAAGCGCTGAAGCTCCTATCTCTGTAGCTCTAGCGTAGGTAGAAATCATCGGTACTGTTTTTAATTTACTTGCTATATTAGCAACAACTGATGCTGGCTTAGAAATAATTCCTTGCCCATATTCATCAGCTTGCGGGACAATGCCAGAAGCATCTGTGGCTGTAGGAACACCCACATGAACTTCCGATGCCCAAGCGTAAACCGTAATAGTCACCAAATCGTTTCCACCGTTAGCATGTTGTAAAAGGTTCACATCATTCATACTAATCATACCCATGTTGGACCAAGCTCCAGTCGTTATGTCTAAAGCATTATGGTCATTGAAAAAAGGTAAATCCATAATACCTCCCTGATTGTTTGTAGGATTCAGAATAAGAAAAGGCTTCTGAGATCCCAACACCCAATCATTACGTGTTGTGATTGTAGAGGGAGAGTAATCGTCTTGTCCATGTCGAGGAGTGTAGTTAACAAACATTCTGCCATAATGAAAGGCATTACCATTAATCACAAACTTAAGATGTAACTTAGCTCGTAAAAGACGATAGTTTGCAATACGATTAATAACACGAGGATTTGTGAAAAAATCTTCCCAAGGATTAAAATCCTCAGAAAAACCAGTGTTAACTGCCCATTGAAAATTTTGAATCCTAACCGGTCTCGAAAAGAAATCGGTCAAGGGTAAATCGCTGGGAATCGTATCTGAACCTACACTGTCTAAAGTACCAGTCATACCTGTCGAATCACCTGGAACTGAATCCAGAAAATTGATAGTACCTAACTTAGTATCTTCAGATTGAGGGACAAAGATGTCATACTCTTCACTAGTTGCGTGAAAGAAACGGTAGACCAGGCTATCCAGCCCTAGCATTATTTTGGACAATGCAAAATCCATCTGGGAAACGCCCAGCCCGTTGAGAATTCTTTCTCGGGATTCTCTTACCTGTTTACTGAAAGGAAAGTATTGTTTTGGGTCTAGTAGTCCAAGGTAAAACACCTAAAATATTTTAATTAACTAGAATCAGCGTATTTTTCCAGCCAAAACTGCACCCTTTCATCATATGTGCAGTCAACAGCAGGGACTGGTAAGCTTACGCGCTTAATAACCTGCTGCATTTGTTTTTGTCTCTTTTCATAAACGTCCCTTCCATGAGCAAACCACTCATGCATTGCGGTCTCGATACAACTTGCAGCCACCTGCTCTCTCGTTGCACCTTTAGACTTTAAATTACTATGTAATGATTTAAAAATGGAATTTTCGTCCAGAGCGCCTATAGATGTATTGATTTCGGGAATGTATTTACTCTTTCTTTTAAGAAAATCTACTTCGTCCTTATGCAAAAATGCAGAGGAGTTATCAGACTTGTCAGGCAAAGTAACCTTCATCCCATGATCTTTAAGAAATGATTGAAAAGAATAGAAATTAAAATCTCTAAAATCTTCTCTCACACTCCCAATAAAATCATCTCCGTAAGTGAGAGCACTTACCTTGGAGCGAAAATCAGCTTCGTTTGGAAATTTGTCGAAGAAGCCTAAACGAACATATAAAGATCCAGCGACACTATTAATATTAACAGTGATATTATTGCCAGAAGTGTTCATGTTATAGGCCATGATCATAGAGCCGTTGTAGTCGATTAATGGATGGACCATATCGGCAATCATGTTCTTCATTATAAAAATTGAGGTGGCATCATAACCACCAAGGCTTGCTAAGTCCACGAAGCAGGACAAAACACACCTTGTCATCTGAGAATTCATTCTGACATCATACTTGGAATAATCCCAAGCAATCATCATATCGTCCTCAGAATATTTTTGAGCGTGCTTAATAAGTTGGTCCCATTGGTCAGAAAATGCGTTTACGCCTACAGCGCATTCCGACAATTCAGGGTGCAAGGAAAGGAATCTTGCAATTGGTAAGAAATACTTACGAATCTGTAAACTAAAAGCTACTGCCGCCGCTTGAAAAACCCTAACTTTCTCTTTTTCAAGAGGAGTAGGTTCATCCTTTAACGTAGCAGTAGTTACAGGGTAAGCTCTTTCACCTCGTAACCAACAATCGTTAAGACGCGAAACTTCCTTCAACACTTCTTCGCACGGAATTCTGTCAACCAAAACATCACCATCTCGAATCTCTTCAAAATAGCGGTTCTTCGGTCCAAATACGGGAAAACCCATACCAGTATCCATCTTAAGTGCATCAAGAAATCTCTTTCCTGGAACGCCGAGAACACACTCCCTGTCATTTAAAGGACGAAAATCTTCTTCTTTCGAATAAATCTCCATCTCCTTTGCCAGAGGCGCCAACCAGTCCTGACGTGCTTTCTCCAATTTACTCGGAGCAAACATATCAGCAGGATTAACTATGTGTTCTAAAGTTGCATTATATCCCTTCCAATTTGGCAAGAGTTTAGGGGCACCCCAAATATTTTGTACACCACAAATATCAGCTACAGCCTCAGATAAAACTGAAGTAGTAACTTGACTTTTCTGTGACATACGCAATTCGGTGGACCCAATAACATCTACGTAATCGTGGGAAGTAAGCTTAGCAACCATGCTTTGGGGGTGAACTTTCTGTGATACGATAAGAGGCTTACCATATTGAGTCACAGGAAGAGAAGTGGCAGACGAAGATACAATCACACCAGGAATCAATTCTAAACGCCGAATTAACTCCATAGCTTCACCTTTTGTAATCGTCTGCATACGGCCTACACCTTGTTTCACATCACCTCCAATGTGGAAACCCGCTAGTGTTGTCTGTTGTTGGCATAGAATAAGAACCCCCATACAAGCCCCCGGCTTGGCTAAAGCAGAATTATATTGCCCTCCATAAAAACGTTTGTATTTATGACTAGTATTCATCATTTTGACTGAAACTTTGTCATACACAAAATTGTCTTCTGAACGACACATAAACTCGCAAATAGCACTGCCAGTTGGCTTAGTAATAGGAAGCCACTTCAGTTTGTCACGCAAATCAGGACAATTAGGCACGTAAACACATACCAAGTCGTGATCTTTGCTAATCACCGAAGTTTCAAGTTCACATTTAAATTCGAATACACCACCAGGTCGATCATGCCGAAACACCCTAACACACAGTAAATCTGTGGGTTTAGATGACATATCACAACCAGGATAAAACACGTGCTCCGGAAAGAAAGCAACACTTTTCCTGGGGAAAAAGATATTACACCGAGTCATAGATCCATCAGATCTTCTAAACTCAGCCCAAAACAAATTCCCTTTTTCAAGTGTGCTCCTAACCTGATCAGCATGTGCTGTACTCGTTTCAGACGTCACTTTTACCTGCGCACCAAGTTTCTGCATCATGAAACCAAACCAAGAAGGAGAATTTTCCATGTCCTCTTTCGATATACCATCTGGTACAATCGAAGAATCACATTTCTTTCTCCATATCTGGAAAGCCTTCAAAGCAAAAACCAAAGCAGAGATCGCCAAGGCCCCCTTCACATAGTTTCCATCTCGGAAACGTTTTAGTGAGGCAGGCAAAGCATCCCTACGGGTTAAGTACTCCTTACGACATGCTTCCACACGGGCAGAATAAGCATACCAAAAGAATACAGAAGAAAACATATAAACAAATACACTATATACAATACTCCACAATGTGTAATAAGAGAAAAACAATGACATCAAACATAAAAAGATATTGAACCTACGTTGAACCGGTGCTAAGTCATAATGGACTGTAGCTTTGGCCCACGAGGTCGTAACCTTAGAAAAAATATAAGTTTCATACAAACACGATGGAATAACTGACACCAAAAATGGAGTACCCTTTCTATACAAAGAACTTTCAAGCATTAAAGAAAGCTTCTCAGTTGAGAAACTTCTCACACAATCTAATTCAAACAGTTTATAAAAATAACACAAAGGGTTCCACAAAGAAAACATATAATTCACAAACGAATTTTTTACGGAATCAAAGATCATCTCGCCAAGATCTTCAAAACCATGGGGTACAACACAATTACACAAAGGTTGAGGTTTACTACACGTACTACACATATACATAGAATCGAAATCTTGCGCCTGCGTCACGACATTGGTCTGCTTCTTCTTGTGGCGTTTCGAGAGTTCAACAATCACTGTCAAATAATCCTCTAAATTCAAATTTTTACAGAGTATGGTTCTTTCACCAACCTTAACTTCCATAATTCGAAATTTATAAGTTTCTTTTCCAGGACTGTATTCGTACACAAAACATTCCTCCAAATCTAATTCCCAGACATCATTGCAAATGCTAGTAGCATTTACTACGTCTGGATGATCAGTATTCAAAGAAACACCACCTTGAATTCGTAAATGAGGTTTCACGCGAGCTCTACAATGAATAAATCGTCGTAAAGCTGCTTCAGGCTTGTTAGTGTATGAACTCACATCATAATCTTCATGATTAGACGTAAGAACTCCTACCTTAAACCCTATAAAAACCACACCTTTCGAATTAAGCTCCGCCTTAACAGCTTGTGCCGCCATATTATTAAAAAACTTGATAATGACATCAGTGGGTGAAGTCTGAGTAAAATCAGACTTTCCATTACCAACATCATCCATAAACATACCCAAAATATCTGACGTGTACGTTGAATCGTACTTATCAAACATATCCTTGGTAATAATACGTTTAGGATCAGTTTCAAAACCCATAGCATGCAAAGCTGTCTTCATAGTTAGCTTACTCAAAGTGGATTTACCCACTCCAGAAGGCCCTGTAATACCCACACCAAAGGGCGCAAACCTAATTGCTGTATTTCGATACTTCGCTACTATCTTATATTTAATGTCAACAAGCTCACTATACTTAGACTGTAACCAAAGAGAAGTGGAACCGTCCGAGCGAAGAGACTTAAGTTCTGACACCTTACGCAATGTTTCATCGACTTTATGTTCAAAATCTTGGACAAGTTCGCCATTACCAGCCAAAATTTGTTCAGCATTTGCCAGAACATAATCACATTGCTCATTAAAAACTCGCATCTCATTGTTGGAATATAAGAGAGGAAGTAGAGATTTCTCCTCCATACATTGGTACCCGGTTTCAGAAACCCACGTTAAGGTGAAAATAAGAGCATCTATAATGTCGGCTGCATCAACTTGTTGTCTTGCAGCTTCCAAAGATATAATCTTAACACCCATGGGAGACCATTCTAATTTCTTTACTGTGCAAACAGAAAGAGACATGGCTGCCGTAATCAAAAAGGACACTTTAGTGAAAACAGAGTTGGTTTTCAACAGTGTCCATTTTTGCTTAACGTCAGACATACTCCACGAATGCACATCAATATCTTCAGAATTATCTTCAAATTCGTCATCGAGTACGTTTAAAAGCATGGAAAAAAGCGACTTCGAAGTATGCATCTTAATAAAAGACATCAAATGCACAATCAAATCGCTGGCATTGCGGGATCTGTATAGACTGTAACACAATAGTGATACATTTTCGATCTCGTTCATGCCAAAAGAATCGACTAAATTCTCTGGTAAAGATTTTTTAAGCTCATTCAAAAATTCGAAAACATCAAATTCGTCAGAATGAGGCGAAATGTTTTTAGACAATTTCGCTTGTTTCTTCAACCAGGAAATTCTGCGCTTCTCCTTTCGGTTTCGCCTACCTTTCTCCTTTTTCTTGTTATGTTGTTCTCTTCTCACTTCTTTGTCATATAACAAATCATCGTCGAGAGAAGAGTACGACTGGTCTAATAACCAATCGTCGCCAAAGGGGGTCTCATCACTATGAGGAGTGATAAGTGGGATCTCATAAAGAGGGGTGGAAATGCTAAAAGCTAACGAGCATCCTTGCCCGAAACCCATCACAAAAGTGACAGTTCGTTGTAAAATATTTTTAATCATCTTGGAAATATATTTGTTGGGGTGGCAGAATTTATAACAGGTCTACACATACCTGTGGTTATTTACGGTAACCAACCGCTTACTAATTGCTCAAGTACTACTCTTTGCAATTGTGAAAACTCTCTAAAGTTTTTAAGAGCTTAATGTTGAGTGCCCCGTATACACTCTAATTATGGGAAAATAACGATTTAATCCTATAAAAGACACCGATTCACTTTCTAAAAAGCATACGGTCGTTTAGATAGATCTCACTCAGAGATCTAGGTTCACGTTAAAACCTTGTCGGCTAAAAAGCCTAAAATTGTTGTATTTTTTACCACAAAAGTGGAGGAGTTTACATCTCCCAGAAAAATAAGAACATAAGAGTATATCAAAGGCAGACAGATCAAAATCTGACCTGACTTTAATCTACTACAAACAAATTTAATAATCGTACAGCTAAAAAGGCGTACGAGTA